AAAATATATTGTATTCAATAGAGATTGGAATAGTTTGTGTAAATTCTTTCCATAAAAGAATCTCATTTAATTCGTTTATGATGAATATTTTTATAGATTGAGTAAAGTCTTCAAGTTTAATTAGATGTATTTCATATGTATCACCTAAAACTTTTTGCCCTACGATATAATGCATTGCTCCCCCTTTATAGTCAGGACCAACAGAAATTTTTCTTATTTCCATTAAACTTGATTTAATGTAACAATAATACTTGGACTTACAGGATGAACTGCAGTTGCCGGAGTAGTTATCATTGTAATGTTAGTAGAGGTAGCAGTCCACATAAGATAAATATAATCACCTGCATTTAGTTCAAGAAAATAATTCCAAGCAGCCATAACAAAACTTGAATTTGATTGAAGCTGAACTTTTCCTGTTGTATTAGCAACGTTGAATGCTGCAGTCGCACCATTTTTACGCAACCAAAAATCTACTGTCTGTGCTGAGCCTGCCGAGTTTGCTAACTGAGCTGAAAATAATAAATTATAAACACCTGTATTAGCTACGGTAATTCTTGTCAAGTTAGTTCCATCAGTTACAACAGAAATTCCATTAGTAGCAGATGTATCTGTTGAATTAAGTCTAACAGGTACTGCTACATTTGCTCCTCCTGTTAAAGTCTGAGTAATATTATCGTAGAAAGAACCTTTGTATAGATTTAATGTTGATGGTGCAAGACTTAATATATCGCTAATTAAGAAATTTTTAGTTTCATTATTTGAAGTTACATCAGTACCAATTAACTTATCGTTCGGTGTAGGTGTTGATAAAACTGAATATGTACTTATATTGCTCATTTTGCTTTATTGTTTTTTTGTTATTTCTCCTGTCTCAATGTTTATTACAGCATCTTCGCCATATTTTTCCATTAGTATCTTTTCGTGCTTTGAAAACACATCCTTAATACTATCTATGTATTTTATTAAGCTTTGCTTCTGCAATTCTAAATCACCGAGATTCATTTTTGCTTTAGAAAAATCAGAATTCATTTCTCTAATGTTTTTTAATTCTTCTTCTGTTGCAAAAATAATGTCTTGAATATTATTGTCTTTCATTTTATTTAATTTAAGTTAGTTACAAATGTAATACTTTTTTAACAAATATTTTCCAAAGCAATGAAATTAATACTCCTACTAAAACTCCAATCCAAAATAAATTCTTTTTTGGTTGATTTTTTTTGCCTTCTGCCTTAGCTTGAGCCTTCTCAACTATTCTGTCTTTGTATATAGTTTTAACCTTTAACTTATACTCTATTCTTTTCTCCTGCCTAGTCTTAGGAACATAGACAGTATTGTATTTAATAATGGTATCCTTAGTAGTGATGAATTTTTCCCACACTATTGTATCATTTATGATAACAGGGATGGAATCTAACGTCGTTATACGAATAGTATCTCCTGTTTGTTCGCATGTATAACCTTTCTTAATTGCTTTGTTTAAATGGTACTGCGCAGAGCAACCATACAACACAAATAATAATAATAATATTCTAAACATGTTTTATTTTTTAAAGAAATTATTTGATTTATCACTTCTATTTTTAGATTGCGATTGAGGAACTGTTTTGTTTTTAGAAACATGCGCATTGTCGATACCATCGTGGTTGCCACTTGTACCATTTTTTCTATTAGTGCGCTCTAAGTCTCTTCGGTATTTTCTACGCTCTTCAGTGTCATGATACTTCATATCATACTTCACCTTCTTTTTTCTTGCTTCAGGATGTTCTTGATAATACTTTGCTGTCTTTGACTTTCCTGTCTTTGTACCTGCTAAATCATTTCTCATTTTCCTTGTCTTGAATAAATTTTCTTATAATTTTTACTTGACTTCAATTTAGAAGTTTTACTTTTTGCGTGTACGTTTGTACGCTTAACTTTAGGCTTAACCTTTTTTGTTATTTCTAATTTTATTTTTGCCATTATTCTTTTATTTCAAAGTGCATCCAATCGTAGTTCTTCTCTCTACCTAAAGATATAAAACCATGCTTGTAAAATATATCTATCATTGGCTTGTATTCAGGTCTAGCAAATCTTGCAGTCTTTGATGACTCCTTAAGTAGATTTCTTGCAGGGTCTAGGTCGATTGCTATTGCCCATGAATGCATGGATAAAGCGTTTCCACCCCTCATCTTCCTGTAGTTAAAACAACCACCAAATAAGTCTATTCCTAGCTCCTTAATCTTATCGTATCCATATACAGATAGTAGTTCATTAAATACAGCTGTAAAATTATCAGCCACTAACTTATGGCACATCATAGTATTGACAGTGCTATCTAAATCCCAAGCTATTCGCATAGGATATGGTATCTTAATTTTTACCAAGTAACCTGCACCTGTTACATTAGCTGTACCATATTTTTTTGTTGCCTGTTGTGTTGTCATTTAATTTTATTTATGTCGTCTTTGATGTCCTTTGCTCTTGCAAATAATAATTTCATTGACTGCCATAGGTCTATTCCTTTTACTACTTTATAATTTTCATTAATAGACATCACTTCAATACTTGCCAATACCAATGCTACTACTTTAGTGAGCATAAATGGTACACTGAAAAAAGTGAGGATGATATCATTTAGTATGAATTGGTCTATTAAAAAGAACATAATCACAGTAACTTCATAGAGTGCTAACTTGCTAATAATAGCTGATAACTTTCTACTACTTATTTTTTCTTTTAATTTATTAGCTTTCCAAATACCTGTAAAAGTATCAATAGCTATTAGTACTCCTATCATTAACAATATTCCCGATATCGGTAAAAAGAATGCAAAGCATATAGAGATAAGTGTCAATAGTTCTGATTGTATAGATAGTATTAATAAAGATAGTTGTGTTTTCATAAGTCTAGTTCTTCAAGAGCTTCAGTTAAGCTAAAAGTTAAATAAAAAAATAATGCTATACCACCCAAAACAATGTAATTTTCTTGACCTTGATACATCATAAACATAGAAGTTGCATAACCAAAAATAAAATAAAGAATTGCTAAATAGTTACTTTTCATCTATTTGTATTTTAGGCTCGTAAGTAATTAACTCTAATTCTTTAACCCAAGAAAATTGGTTATTACATTGGTCTATTTCTTCAATTGAAATTATCCAATTATTATTTAAATCTTGCATAGGGTTGAAATATACGTCAACCATAAATTGTTGCCCTATCAACAAGTCTTTTTGTTCTATTGTTAAAAGTCCTACTTTCATTATACTTGTCTACCTAAAGTTGTTTGAAAAGTTTGTATTCTATTATATAGTAAAGTACATTCTGCACTTGTCAAACCCGTTCCAATATGAGCAAATGCAAGGTTTCTTGTTGAAAAAGTTGATGCAGTTCCCGTAAAATTTTGTGCCGATATGTAAATTGGAAAAGTTGATAGTTCAACTTCGCCACTTAAATTGCTTGTAGGACTTGCATTTTGTGTTGTGATTACTTCAGTTGTATTTATTCTGCTTGAAATAAAATTTATAGCACTTGAAGGTGGAGTTAATGTAATACCCCCATTTGTATTGTGATAAAGTTGGGAAGAACCTCCATTCCTTAAATTAAGGCTTAAATTTGATGCAAAAGCAATGTTTCTTGTTCCCATTAAGACACCCGCTTCTATATTATTAATTCTTGAATAAACAGAAAATGAACTATTACCGAAAACCCAATTTACACTTGGACTAAAAAAAGTATCAGCGAATGCGGTAGTTCCATTAGGTGTTACTCCATTGTTAGAAAAAGTCCAACCACCGACAAAATTTAATCTAAATGCTCCATTAGTATCTAATGGGTTTTTTAAGTTAAATTTACAAGTTGTTGCAGTTCCACCTACAAAAGGGTAAATTGCTAACATTTTAGTCCAAAGTAAATCAGTTTTTAAGCCAATTACTAAAGTATTAATAGCGTTTTGTTGGGTAGGGTTAGTAATTCCTGCCGCAGTAATAAATGCTTGTGCATTCGAGTCAAATGCAGAACCTGATTTTCGTACCCCTACAGCTATGTTTATACCTATCTGCATGGTTTACCAAAGGGCTATAATATCCGAGGCTGCTGTAACGTAATTTACTCTTATTACTTGTACAGGTAAAAAAGTGCCTGATGCTATTCCAACAAAATTTACAACATCACCTCCTGCAGTAGTAACATTAAGACTTCCTCCTACACCAACATATAATACACATGGCTCAACTGAGCCTGCAATATTTGTACCTGAATATAATGTGTAACCATTAAAACTAGTATTTAGACCTCCGTTTACAGACAACTGAGTAGCACTGTCTACTTTTGTAACCATACACGCTGTATTTGTGCTAGAGTTATATATAGTATCTCCAACTTGGACATTTAATGGATTAACTCCAACTGAAGAAAAATTTACACTTGTGTCTATAAGTTTACCTGCAGCAGAGCCTGTTGTTGCACTAGATACAATGACATTAGGCATTGGGATATTTGTATTAAATGAAGGCACAACACTTAATGCTCTACTTACCTGAAGTTTTAAATTTGGCATAATTTATTTTTTTTTAATATTTTTCTTAGCTATAACCATCATTTTATCTGCAATTTTAGGACCTGCTCCTTTTTTATTTGACTTAA